TGAATAGAAAAGATTTGTTTGATGATCTCTTTGGAGAAAAAGAAAAATATGAGCTGGGAGTATATCAACCAGAAAACAAAAAATACGCAAAAGAAAATCTTCCTGTAAAATACTCTGCTCCACAAGCCCAAAAACAATTAAGAAAACAATTTAAAAAATTACGGCATAAAGCTTTATATCTTAGTATGGAATATGAAGAACTAGTTGAAGAATTTGAAGAAGTTCGTCATAGGTTCATAAGCAAGATGCTAGAGTATTGTAAAAACAAAAAAATAGAAGATCCATTTGAATCAGTTGCTCCAGAAAAAAAACAAAAAGAATCAATATCAGATAACGATATGAATGAATTGTTTCGCGAGATAGTCAAGAAAACACACCCCGATTTAAATAAAAACCTACCAGAGGAGGAAATGGAAGAGCGAGTGGATCTATACAACGAAGCTGTAAAAGGGAAACAAGGAGGAAACTTCAGAAAAATACTTCAAGTAGCTTTAGAGTTAAATGTTCAAATTAAAACTATAACCCCAGAATTCATTCATCAACTAAGATCCGAAATACAAAAAATGAACAAAAACATGAAGCACATACGCGAAGACATTATGTACAAGTGGCACAAATCTACACCACAACAAAAACAACAAATGTTTGAGATTATAACAAGAAATCAAAAACCACTACAATAGAGCTAACTATCTGGAGATCCCTTAATGATTACATCTAAAAACAAATCACCATTATCGATATCCGATGAAAATGAAACGGAGAACCCAAATTGATCGGCAGCGTATAACATGTGGGAATAATAGGATTCCGGAGGAGTGGAGCCGCTGAACCTTAAAGATGAAGCTATATCCGGCCTTCCTGTATACGAATTAGGCCCGTCGATATCAGCATACTTAACATACATATTGCTGACCCCAGATGGTATAACAACAGAGTAAGATAGGCTGGCCTCGGACAAATCTTGAATCTGGCCTTGAAGAACAGCCCCTGTCGAGTTTATAGCTTCCAAAGTCTCTAAAGAAGAATCGCCAAGTTTCCTGGTATAAACCCAGTCGCTTAGGTTATTTTCCCCAGTTTTCTCATACAAGAAATTATTAGAGGTATCAACATACTCGGAGCCAATTACTCCTGCGGCGTTATTACTGCCACTTGGGTGCCCCAAGTCAAGAATTAGTGGCTTCCTAATTCCAAGGTTTGCATTTACGAAAGTTTCGAACGCTCCCATTTTCTAACCCCTTCTACTACTGTGAAATAAAAGAGCTGCAGAGTATAAATCTAAATCATGCTCTATCGAAACTTCCTCTACTCCCTCGATAGTTCCCAAGAGAGATATTTCTTCTGCATCCTTAATGCATGAAATTAACTTGTCCCCCCACAACTCCTCGGGACTTGAAATAACAACAGATTGACACAATTCATCAATCATTAACTTTTCTGAACTATTTAGTCTTTTTTTCTTAATCTTAGACCTCATTGCTGCATACCCATCACTCCTCAACCCTTCTGTGGAATAAATCACTTCCTGTATGTTTTTTCTCGAATATAAACTGGGGTCACTTGCAGAGCTTTTCTCTTGTGGTACCCCAGATGTACCTATAGGTCTGCCAACTTCCTGCTTAGGTTTTTGATCTTGACTTACTTCCGTACCAGGCTGCAAGACCATTGGGACTCCACCAACTATAGGGTTGTACATTCCAGTTTTTCTTTGTTCTATATATTTCTTTTGAGCTTCTGCCATGCCATCCGGCTTTGGATAAGAACCCTTCTCGAGAACGTCCATTCCTTGCTCTGGAGTGATAATGCCAAGCTCCATTAGTCTTGTTGCGACCCTTTGGAGCTGGACCTCATCTTTTATGTCTGTTTGTTCAAACTTAACTACTGGATATTTTCTAAATCCCAAGTTTTGGCAAATCATCTTAACCTGAGGTTGCAGAAAATCATGAATAAACGCGTTCCTAGACTCCTCCAACCTCTCTAGGAAAATCTTAGCTTTAACCTGAGTATTACTGTATCGTTCGTCGCCAACTATAACGTTCTGAAGTCCGTCCCGAATATCGCTATTAATGACCTCATACTTTGAAGGCCCAACGACCTTTCCAATATCAGGTATAACAAAATTAGCTTTGGTTGTATAATCGCTAACCAACACTCTACCGACGCTCTCGTTCTTAAAAAGGCTCTGCATGGCTTCCATGTTTTTTGGATTAATACCCCCTTTTTCTGGCTCCGCGCCCATAGTTATTAAGAGTATAACATTCTCGATAGTCCTACATATAGCTTGGTCTATTTTTTTAAGCTCTAGCTTGAAATTAATGTCATCCAATACGGGATAACCAAAAGGAATAGCGAAAGGTTCGTAATCCTGTTTTTTGTAAAAAGAATAAACAAGATGAGCTGGATCTAGTTTCACCTTGATTCCGTCTTGATTATAAGCTCCAGACTTAATCTTCTCCTTTATTAGTGGGTCTAGAGCTTCAAAAACCTGTTCATCATAAGCTGTCTTAGGACTACGCAACCTTTCTATATCGTATTCAGATAAAATTTTCTCATAAACTCCTGTCTCAAAAGATGACCCTCTAGATGCCACAATATCATAAGGGTTAAGCAGTATATATCTAACGGGCAATTTTCCAGGTTTTAGAGCTATTGAGGATCCATAAACCTTAGTTAGGTTATCAAAGTCGGATTTGGCAAATTTACCATCAACTCTATACATAAAGATATTTCCGCTTCTGTAATACTCCCTAAAATATTGATCCTTCAAATTCCACAAATTAATCCTCTCAAACCACTTGTAAACAAAATCTCTTGAATTCTTAGTTCCTCCCTCTAGGTAAATATTAGAATTGGCAAACTCAGACATTACATCTATGGCGTTCCTGAAAACAGCTATATTAGCGTAAGCCTTTTGGCACAACTCTATAGAATCTCTAACATTAGCTCCGTCCTCACCGTAAGAATACGGCAATAACCCCCCTGCTATATTTGAAAACCTATGCTTCTTGGCGGACTTGTGTGCGTAATTCCTCCTGGACGCCCCACTATCCGCTCCAGATTGAGCTCTTGAGTAGCTAGCGTTAGACTCCTCATAATAAGGGTCCCCAGAGGAGCAGGGCTGAATCGAGGGGACCTCCTTTTCAATTGAATCTTTACCCCTTGACTCATTATCGAACTTTTTCCAATACTTCGACTTCTTTACGTATTTCCTCTTGCTCATCTAATATGATACACAAAAGTTAAAGCAAAGTCTAATTAAAGTCAAAGTTAACTTTAACTTTCCGCCAATTAATACAGTGTGTATATATAATCATGTCAGAAGAAAAAAGAAAAAGGTGTTCAGTCTCCACCTCTCGAGGGGAAACTGAGGGTACCATAATCAGCGAATACGAAGAGGTTGGCGGTCCTGACGATGGAGCTATTTTTGCAACAATAGAGCTAGACAATGGCCAAACAGTGACGGTTAAAATATTAACGCCAGAAGAATAATAAAAGTGTAATAAAATAAACCTATGAGTGATGACGCAACAAATAAAAACTTTAGATATTCTAATGACAATAGAGAATTAGATTATGGAAGCTATGATTATCCATCCCAGCAGTCGATAGACCCTTCCACCCAAAAAGGAGATAGACACTTTTACCCAAACGACAATGGAGGTCACTACCCCAATTCTAATAGATTAGATATATCCTTCGTTGACCCTTCTCCTAAAAAACAATCACCGAACACAAACAAATTGTGGACTCCTAGATCGATTATAAATGAGCTTAAAATGTGGCACGACGCAGACGACTGCAATACACTTTACTCAGATATATCAAAAACAACCCTTTCTCAAAACGACCCAAATCAAACTATAGCATTACTAGAAGATAAAATTGGATATAAAGATTTATTCCAATCAGACCCCCTAGATCAACCCAGTTACCTCACAACACCAAACTCCAACAACAAAAAAGTTATAGATTTTGACGGAGATGACCATCTTGCATCTTCTGGAGGCTTTCAAACTGGCGGAAATTATTCTATTTTTATTGTCGCAGAATTTATCACTATTGATGGCGCGGGGGATGGATTGATTTCCGCTACAGGCCCAATAAATAGCTGGCAAGCGATCGCGGGGTCTGGATCTAGTTTTCAATTTAAATGGGTTTCATCCGGTGCAAACAGCTCATCTAAAACTTTTGCTTCTAACGCCCAAAACGGGCCGTCAATTTATGAATTAATCTTTAATATAGATTCCTCGACCTTATCAGTTTTTATCGATGGAACTTCCTTTGGAACCACAACTTATGCAGACTTATATGGATCAGGTGCTTTTATTTTATTCGGAAATAGAGCTAGAAACCAAAATCCAAAAGGCTGGGTCGGGGAAAACATTATGGTTGATCACGCAGTTAATGAATCTTATAGAAACAAGATAGAAGGCTACCTTGCGCACAAGTGGGGCTTAGAACGAAATCTTCCAAGCAGCCATATATACAAAAAACAAACACCAACTTTATAAAATTATGATTTTTGCAATAACAACTTTGATTTCAGCTTTAAGCATATCTTTAATCGCAGCCTATTTCAGCATTATAGGCTTAGCAACAATTTTCCCAGGCTCAATGTATGCGGTTATAGCTATGGGTTCAGTATTAGAAATTGGAAAAATAATAGCGTCTATCTGGCTTCATAAAAACTGGAAATCTGCACCAAAAATGATAAAGTTTTATTTATTTTCTGCGATCATTGTTCTCATGGGCATTACAAGTATGGGTATTTTTGGATTTCTCTCTAAATCACATATAGAGCATGAGCAAACAGCGGAGAAGTCTAAAGCCTTGCTTGAGCAGGTTGAGAATAAAATAACAAGACAAAGAGACTACATTCAAAGACAAAAAGATCTAATAACAAAAAAAGAAGAAAAGTTTCAAAATCTGGGAGGGAAAACCTCCGAAAATATAAAATTAGAACAAGAGAAAATATCTCAATTAACAAACCAGCTAGATAGAGATATAAGCATTGACAACGAAATATTAAAATCCCTTAATGATAAAATTTCTTTATTAGATAAAGATTTAAATAATTTAAAAAATAAGTCTGGTAGTTTATTCTCTAGCAAAAAGAAAGATATCGAAGTTAAAATATTAGAACAAAAAAGCGAAAGAGAAAGTATAGCTAAAAAAATAAAAACTGCCGAAGATAACATATCTAAACAAAGAGCAGAAACTTCTGAAATAATATCAAGCATAAGAAAAAGAATACAAGAATACCAATCATTAGGCTTTGAAAAACCAGGAGAATCAGAGTCTAGAGTTGAACTCTTTAATCAAAACATATCGAAGGCTTTAGACGCAATTGACACCTTAGAACAGGAAAAGTTTAATTATAGCGACGGAACTCGACAATTAGAGGCTGAGATTGGCCCGATTAAATATGTCGCGGAATTCATTTCTGATTTGACTGGATCATCCTTTGATGTTAGTAAGGCCGTAAGAATAGTTATACTGATATTGATTTTCGTATTTGACCCATTGGCTATATTATTAGTTCTTGCTGCGCACATAAGCTTGAGTAAGAAATTCCCAGGAGCAATGCAAGACGAATCAATAATATTTGAGAAGATGGCCCAAGCAGAGGCGAACCAAAAAGCCTTGGAATTACAAATCCTAGATACCTCAGAAAGAAAGAAAGACCTAGATCAAGAGTTAAAAATGATAGAGCTTAACGAAAACCAAGCCCAAAAATACCAAGAAGAAATAATTGAACACAAAGAAACACTAAGGAACTTAAAAATTGAAGCTCAAAAAGAAATATTAAAAAAAGAAGATGCGTCTGAAATCATAGAAGAAATTGAGAAGTTAATGGTTCAAAAAAAATCTGCCGAGGAAGAAATTAGCGAAATAAAGATTAAGAAAAATGGAATTTTAAATAAAGCGGAAGAAACCATCAAGAGCGCTAAGGAAATTAGGGAAATTTTTATTAAGCACGGTCAAGAAAAGAAAGAAATAGAAGAATTAAGATCTGCGATATGTATAAACCAATCTCAATTTCAGGCAATCAAGAATCAAATCCAAACGCTTGAGGCGGAAAAAGCAAAGCTATCATCAGAAAACGTTGAATTAAAAAACAGGGAAGCGCCAAACCCAAACCCAGACCTCGAAAAAAGAATAAAAGAGTTAACTTCCAACAAAAACAAACTTCTTGAAGAGAATTTAAAAATAAAGAGTCAAAAGAAATTTGTAATAAAACTTGAATCCCTACCGAAGATGCGTGCAAAAATGACAATACCTGGAGAGTCCGGTGGCGAGCATGAATACTCTAGAGCGGGCCAATTCTCCAATGAAGAAGTTTGTAAGTTTATAGAAATAAGCAGGCAATTAAGCTCTATTGAAAATGATGGTGAAAAAGCGAGACTGTTTGAGTCCTTAACGAAAGGCTCAATAGATCCAAAATTAAGCAATAGAGAATACAACAAGCTTAAAACTGATTATAAATTTATTCCTTGACTTCGCGTCAGAATTAGATTAAACTGATTGGGTGAAAAAACTCAATAAAAAAGATTTAATCAAGAGAATGGTGGTTGAGCCAGCGACCCAAAAAAGAATGTTCTGGGCAAGGGAGATGAAAATGCTCAACGACCTAATGGAGCTCTTGCCCAACGAAGACTTTTGGAAGAAAGTTAATATTGACAAAGTTCCATCTCTAGCTATAATTAGATCAGGAGAAGGTTTAAAAAAAATGAAGAAAAAGTTTATAGAGTTTAATTACAAAATACCCACGAAAATAGAAATACCTATAGGGAAAAAAACAGGAGAAGATAAATATTTTCCAAAAAACAATAAAACAGTGAGGCAATTTATAGATGAGTAAAACAAAAGAAGTAGAAACAACGGATCAAATTTCTAAATTTTTATCAGACAAAGATAACAAAAAGTACCACTACAACTTCCACAATGCCGAAGATTACAAAATATCAAGCGGAAGCTTAAACCTAGATATTGCACTAGGCGGAGGTTTGCCAAGTGGAGCCCATAGATTCACAGGTATTAATGAAGGAGGTAAAACTAGCTGCGCGATGACTTTTGCAAGAAACTTCCAAAAACACTTTGGCAAAAAAGGTATGATAATATATATCAAAAGCGAGGGAAGAATGAGCAAGGAAATGATTGAAAGAATGGGTATAGACACGGATCCACAAAAATTCTTTGTATTTGACTGTAATATTTTCGAGAAAGTTTTTGAACTTATTAGAGAGCTCGTTTTTGAGAACGAAGATGACAAAAAGTACATGTTTATAATAGATAGCGTTGACGCTCTTTGCAGAGTTGGTGATATAAACAAGCCCTTCGCAGATTCTGAGCAGGTAGCTGGCGGAGCGTTGATCACATCAGTTTTCCTGAAGAAAATGGTTTTGCCCATCACCAAAATGGGGCACACAATGATACTTACATCTCAAGTAAGGGTTGAGGTTGCAACGAACCCATATGCAGCTAGAGGTGGGCCCAAGCAGAAACAAGCTGGAGGAAACGCAATAAAACATTACGCTAATTTTATACTAGAATTCGAAGAAAGGTATACCTCAGATTTAATTTTCAAAAACCCTACGGCGACAAAGCTTGAAGAAAAAGGGAGGCCAATAGGTCACTACTGTAAGATAAAATTCAGAAAGAGTATAAACGAAAGAACAGGATCAACAGCTAGGTACCCAATAAAATACGGAGAGAAGGACGGAAAATCAGTATGGAGGGCTAGAGAAATATTAGATATGTTATACTTGTTTAACCTTATAGAAAAAAAGGGGGCTTGGATTTCTGTTTCAGAAGATCTAATTTCAGAAATAAAATCAAAAAAACTAGAGATCAACGACAAGTTTCAAGGCGAGCTTAGGTTAATAGAGTTCCTAGAAGACAATGCAGAGTTGTCCGACTTCTTATATGAGGATTTTAAAAAGTTAACAAATGCGCTTTAACACGCTACAAGGCTCACAAAGAACAGTTAAAAAAGCGAAAAAGTACTTAATAGACTGGGAGGGGCCAAGTAGGAGTAAAATACAATTTGCGGTCAAGCAGTTTTTAAAAAAATATTGGACAAGCCATATAGTGTTTGAAGAATTTCCCGTAGCAGGAACAAAACTTTCCTTAGATTTTTATAATGCTAATAAAAAGATAGCTGTGGAGGTTCAGGGCAGGCAGCACACAAAATACGTACCATTTTTCCATGGGGGTAATAAAATAAACTACCTAAACCAACTCAAGAGAGATCAAGATAAATTTAGATTCTGCGACATGAACAATATCAAACTTGTCGAAGTGTATGAAGGAGAGGAAGCTTCCGAAAAACTTTTCGAAAATTTTGGAGTTATACTGTAAACCGTGTAATATAAAATATGAATGAAGATTATTTTGACCCAGACGACTTAGAATTATTTACCCTACCTGAAAACATGCTATCCCAACTATTTGAGTTTTCAGGCTCAACAGGGGGAGATAGTGGCTTTATATTAACGTACGTAAATCAAAAGGGCACTCCTTCAATTATAACAAAAGCTAACTCCCCAATTGTTGAGATGGGCTTGAGGCAAGCTTTAACTCAATACTTAGACCAGGTCGCCGCCCAAGAATTGGGGAAAAGTTTCCCACAAGACTTTGGCGACGAAGAAACGCCTTGACTTTTTAGCCTGGCTCTGCTATGATGTAAGAATGGTATATTCTTACGAACTAGAGCAACATTTAATAGCTGGACTAATAAAGTATCCAGAGTCATATCCTTTAATCGCAGCCTTCATAAATCAAGACGACTTTTATGACAAAAATACAATAGTCAATAGGACTATATATTGCGTCCTAAAACAGGCCCTAGAATCTTCTGACGCGCTTGATGAGGTTTTATTGGCTCAAAGAGTTCAATCCTTGAATATTTCTTTTGAAGATAATATCAATATCTCAGACTACATCAAAGGTTTGTCGATGAGGCAAATATCAAAAGATGGAGTACTTAGCGCCGCAAAAGAATTAAAGAAAATTACAGTCAGGAGGGAGATATATAACGCGTCAACAGAAGTCGCTAAAAATATGAAATCAATGGCGTCAAGCGCATCATTTGACGACATAGTTGGTCAAGCCGATAAAGTGTACAATGAAAAAGTTAACCTTTACGAAATGGGATCAAATAAGCCTGAAAATTTATTTGACGAAATGGAAGAATTTATCGAAGAGAGAGGTAATAACCCCATTGATCAGTTTGGGCTTATGGGGCCGCACGAAAGAGTGAATAATCTTTATGGCTCTCTACTTAGGCCTGGAAACATAACTGTTGTCGTCGCAAGAGCTGGGGTTGGGAAAACTCAGTTCTGTATGGATTTTTGCACAAAAGTTTCAGCAATGAATGACAATGTTCCGATACTCCATTTTGATAATGGAGAAATGAGTAAAGAGGAGCTGATTGTGAGGCAATGCTCTGCGCTTTCAGGTGTCCCAATGCATCTTCTTGAGACGGGGAGGTGGAGGCAGGCAGGAGCGGAGGTAATCGATAAGGTTAGAGACACTTGGAAGAAAATAAAAAACTTTAAATTCTATTATTACAATGTGGCAGGCCACTCGATAGATAGCATGTGCAACATCATTAGAAGGTTTTATTATTCGGAGGTTGGAAGGGGGAACCAGATGATATTTAGTTTTGACTACATTAAGACTAGTTACGAAAGACAAAATGGAGCAAGCTCCTGGGAGACCGTAGGGAGAATGGTTGATAAGTTTAAGCAGTTGATTCAGAAAGAGCTTTGTTTTAACGGTTCTCCAACAGTCGCGATGCTAACCAGTGTTCAAAGCAATAGGCTCGGAATAACTAACAACAGGAGGTCCGAAAACGTGGTTGACGATGAAAGCATTGTTTCCTTGTCTGACCAAATAACTCAATTCTGTTCGCACTTGTTCTTGTTGAGGCAAAAAACCATGGACGAAATACAGTCTGAGCCAGACGGCTTTGGGACTCACAAATTAATATGCCTGAAGTATAGGTGGTTGGGCCAAGATGTTCACAGAGCGTTGCAGCCGGTGGAAATGCCAGACGGAAGCAAGACAAAAAATTACATAAACCTTCACATGGAAAACTTCAACCTAAGGGAATGTGGAGATCTGCAGGACATGGTCTCCCACATGGAGTCGGAAGGGGTTGGGGCAATGCTCACAGATGGGGATGAAGTTCCATCTTTCGCATGAGTCCGGAGAAGATAAAGGACTCCCTATCGCAGTTGGGTTATAAACTTAACGACAGAGGCTCTTATTGGCAGACCAACGCTATATTCAGAAATGGAGACAATCGCACGGCAATACAGATATATAAAAACACGGGAGTATGGAAAGATCATGTTCAAAACAGCGTGTTCTACCCTTTTCAAAGGCTCGTTGAGGCAACACTGGGAACTAACGACCCAAACAAGGTAAAAGAATTTATAGAAGAGGACGACCTTGGAGCGAATTACAATAAATTAACAAATTCAGAGAAACTAGAAATGGAAGAAATATACCCAGAAGACTGCTTGGCGAGGTTATTGCCGCATTATAATTTTTACGAAAAGAGAGGGATTTCCAGAGAAGTTCTAGAGGGCTTGAAAGGAGGGTATGCAACAAATGGAAAATTAAACAGTAGGTTTATATTTCCAATATATAACGAACACAAACAAATTCACGGTTTCTCAGGTAGGGATATGAAAGTTTCAGAACTAAGGCCCAAGTGGAAACATGTTGGAAAGAAAAAAGGATGGATCTACCCGCTTTTTGTAAACCCAAAAACCAGAGAGTCTATACAGAGTTCTGGGACCGTGATATTCGTAGAGAGCATAGGGGACTTATTAAACCTTAATGAGAATGGATACCATAACGTGCTCGTCACATTTGGCCTTGATATATCAACAAAATTAATTTGCGCAACGCTTTCGTTAAACCTTAAGTCTATAATAATTAGTTTAAATAACGACTCCAATTCAGAAAGGAACAGGGGGTTAGAGGCAAGCGTAAAGAACTACCTTAAACTATTAAACTACTATGATCCTGAAAAAATCAAGATATGCCTTCCTGCAAAAAAAGATTTTGGAGAAATGTCTAAAAATGATTTTAATTCTTGGAGAAAAAAGCTATCATCAATAGATACCAAAAGCCAGCAAAAATTCATTCTAAAAGAAATCAGTAATCTAGGAAGCTCTATACCAAAATCTTTATTAAAAAATAAAAAAATAATAACCAATGAGTGAATTAACTAAACTATCAGCCAGCAGAATTAAAACCGCGCAAACTTGCTCCTGGACATATTGGTGCAATTATAAATTAAAACTACCCCAAACTGGAAATGACGGGTCTAGTAGGGGGACTATATGCCATAATATATTCGAGCTTTTGGGAGAGAAGCATAAGGTTGAATTTAATAAAATAATAAAAGAAGGAACGATTTGGAACACTAAAGTTGTTGCGTCCCAAGTCAAAGATGAAGCTCGAGAGCTAAAGGTCGACGATCAAGAAAATTTAGATTTAATTGACGAAATGATTGTTGCTGGACTTCGTTGTGATTTTTTTGGAGACGAAAGCGAGAAGCCTGAAGTAGCTGAATCAGAAAGGTTTTTTGATCTTGAAATTAACAAGCCAGAAAAAGGAATTAAATATGCAGTAAGGGGTTACATAGATAAGTTGTTCAGATATAAAGATAATTCTGTAATTATCAGAGACTTCAAAAGCAGTAAATCTGTATTTAAAGGTAAAGAGGTTACGGACAACTTGCAAAATTTAATTTATAGCCTAGCTGTTAAACATTTAATGCCTGAGACGGACCCTCAGAGCGAGTTCATATTTCTCAGGTTTGACCTAGATAGAGACGTTCTTGGGGCTAGAGGCAAAGGCTACTTGAAAATGGATAAAATTTCAGAAGAGGAGCTTGAAGGTTTTGAGTATCAATTGACGCAATTCCAGGAATACCTAGACGCCTTTGACGAAACTTCCGCCAAGTCCAATTTCGCAGCTAAACAAGATTATCCTCGAGATGGAACCTTTGGTGGGCCCCTTGCCTGCGGAAAAGATGGGTTTAAGATTTCTAGAGGAGAGCCACTCTTAGACAATAGCGGAGAGCCAATAAAAGCTTTCATATGCCCATATAGAAAGCCAATGGAATACTATGCAATACAAGATAAGGGGGGTAAGGTTATAAAAACCTGCGCTCTTGAGAAAAAAGATTCCCTAGAAGCTAACGAAGAGAATGGCGAAAAGATTGTAAAAATGAATTATGAAGGTTGTCCGCACTGGCAAAACAAAGTTAAAATAGATGACTTCCTCGACGGATAAGTATGACGCAGCAGGGTTGCTCGCAAAACTAGACAATTTGGTACTGCTGGGCAAAAGGTCTAAAATTTGCGCTAACCTCCCCGGATATTGGTCGCTGCCCTGCGGAGCTGTAGAAAAGGGAGAGTCCTCATACGAGGCCTGCATTAGAGAATTCAAAGAAGAAACAGGAATAAATGTCTCGAGCGAAATAAAATACCTCAACTCGTTTCCAATGGAAAACGGGGGCACTTTTTACGCATATTTCATGAACATAAAATCTTTAATTTTTCCAAGTAATGAGGCTATAGACTCAATAGAGCACGAAGAATGGGGGTTTTTTAGGGTACAAGAAAATTCTCTGCCAGAGCCAATGACAAAAGAAACAAGAGAAACAATTTTAAAACTAAAATGAAAAAAGTAATAGTAACAGGTGTAACGGGTCAAGACGGAAGTCATATGGTGGATTATTTATTAAAGAATACGGATCATGAAATTTATGGTTCGGTAAGAAGATTGAGTGTGAAAAATCACGAGAATATTTTGCATCTAGAAAATGAGCAGCGATTTCATTTGATTGACATGGATCTAAATGATGCTCACAGTATGCGCGACGTGATACTCGATATCAAGCCCGACTATTTTATCAATTTTGCCGCGCAATCATTTGTTGCTGGCAGTTGGAATTACCCAATTCAAACATGGGACACTGATGCAGATGCAGTGCTACATATTCTTGAATCAATTCGTCGATTTGTTCCTGATTGTAAATTTTATAATGCTGGATCAAGCGAAGAGTTTGGTGACGTCGTAACAAACCCTCAAAACGAAGATCACCCTCTGCGACCACAAAGCCCTTATGGCGCAGCAAAATGCGCAGCTAGGCACCTTGTACGCGTCTACAGAGAGTCTTATAACCTCTACGCTGTTCAAGGTTGGCTGTTTAATCATGAAGGAAGTCGTCGCGGCCTTGATTTTGTGACTCGTAAAATTTCTCACACAGTAGCAAGAATAAAAATTGCTCTAGAATCAAACAAAACAATTCCTATCTTGAAACTTGGAAACATTGAAGCCCAACGCGATTGGAGTGACGCAGAAGACTTTATGGAAGGTGTTTGGTTGATGCTCAATCAAAAGGCTCCAAAAAATTATGTATTGGGTAGTGGTGAGATGCACACAGTACGTGAATTTCTTGAAGAAGCTCTAAAATGCGCAGGTATCGAATTTGAATCGCGAGGCGCAGAAGCTGATGAAAAATATTATACCAAAGATGGTATATTAATTTTTGAGGTTGATCCAAAATTTTATCGACCTGCAGAAGTGCACGAATTGTGCGGTGATTCAACGCTCGCAGAAAACGAAATGGGGTGGGCACGCAAAACAGATTTTGCCGGACTCGTTAGAAAAATGTATCAAAGTGATTATATGCTCCTAACAAGGTAAAAATAAAAAAAATCGTGTAAATAATATTTATGGAAAATCAAAACAACAACTTCTCAGATAGGGTGTTAAATGCTTTGAAAGAAAAAGTCGTTGCGCATAATGCAAAATACTCTCAAAAAGTAACTCTCAGTCAATTACAAAAAGTATATCGCCGCGGATCAGAAATGTTCAGCGAATTTGGGCGACCAGGAAAAACTCGCGGTCAATGGGCAATTGCCCGGGTCAACATGTTTTTAAAAATGGTTAGCGGATCGAATGTAAAAGATGCTTATCGCAAAGCAGATCAAGACATATCCAAGGCAGGAATTATCCTTGATGACGGAGTGCGCGAAGAGTCAAAACTTTTTGCCGAGGAAGATCTTATCGCCGCAAAGCTTGATATTCACAACAATCAATTGCAAGACGATCCAAGTTTTACAAAAGAAATGTGGAGCACAATTTTTATTGAGACCGACGAGCTTGGATTTGAAGAATATATTGACGAACAAAGCTGGGCCTCAGAAAAAAACAAAGGTAAAAAATTAAACAAGCCATTTCGTACTTCTGGTGGACCTAAGAAATTTTCAGTTTATGTAAAGAACGAAAAAGGTAATGTCGTAAAAGTTAATTTTGGTGACCCAAATATGGAAATAAAACGCGACGATCCAGCTCGCCGAAAAAGTTTTAGAGCTAGACACAACTGTGAAAATCCAGGGCCCAAGACTAAGGCTCGTTACTGGAGTTGTAAAATGTGGAGCAAAAAGAGTGTTACTAAAATGACAAAAGGAGAAGAGAAGACTCAAGAAGAGATCGAAGAAATTGAAGAAACAGAAGAAACTGTAGAAGCAAAAACAGGTCTCTGGGACAATATTCGCGAAAAGAAAAAGCGTATGGGGAAAAAATACAAACCTTCAAAACCTGGTAGTAAAGATCGTCCCAGTAAAGAGGCTTGGAAAAAAGCTCAATCTGCGGACGAAGAAAAAGACTTCAAACCTCATATGATGTACAACAAAAAAACAGGAAAGCCAATCAAGGCCGAAACTTACAAACAACATTTAGAGTTAAAAGAAAAAGGCTTCACTCACGAAAAGCCTGCCTAATCTCACTATTAACAACTTAAAATTTAAACCCCCGTTTCGATTATTCGAGCGGGGGTTTTTTTTGGCACGATTATAGCAACCGTACAAGCGCAAGCTCTTGAATATACTTATTTTAGAGACATTATTACCCACAACAACAAACAAAAAACACAAAGAGACAAAATGACATACTATATTAAAAACCCGCAAAATGATTCGATCGACAATTTGCTTGACTCCTGGCTTCAAGAAATGGTCAACAATAACCCTACATCAACCCAAAGAAATTCAAACGTAATATCTACCGAGGATTTCGTAGAAATCCAAATAGAAACGACAGGCTTAACAAAAGAAGATGCTATCATTGACATACAAGACGGTATATTGTCCGTATCCTATGACAATAAGGACGTTGAGCAAGTTCAATATACCCAACAGCAGATATTCATCGATTCATTTACAAATAAATACAAATTAAAAAATAACATGGATCAGGATAATATATCGGCGACAATGCTTAATGGATTGCTATATATAAAAATACCTAAAATTAAAAACAAAACAGCGTCAAAAATAAAAATAACTTGACATTTGTATAAAAATGCTTTAATATAGTGCTCTTTAATATTATGAAGAAAACAAAATTAATTATTACCGCCCTTTTAGGGTTTTTTATTAACGCAGCCTTAGCTGAAAACACAGCAAGTATTGGATACTCATCCGATTATTTCTACAGAGGCTCTCAACAATCTCAAGAAGCAGTTCAAGCTGCAATTGGTTTTGAGCAAAACGTCGCCGGCTTAAACGCCTCCCTTGGATTGTTCACAAACCAGTCTGTTGATTCGAGCGCCGATAGCTATATCGTTTCCGCTGGGGTTACCGAGTCCTTTTTGGACGGATTATTGGAAGCTTACGTCGGATTTAACCATGTCGAAAATGTTCCAGGGGCCGCTTTTTCGGAAGTGCAGACTTTAGTCTCTGTTGATTGTTTGCTTAATCCAACCTTATCTGCGTATAGAAATCTCGATGATTCTCTTTATACATTTGAGCTGTCCGCCTCTCATGATGTTGAGCTTGGTTTTGCTGATTTAGGCCTAGGAGCCTTAGTTGGCAATACGGATGTTTCAAATACTGATTCCAGAACTTACTATTCTGTTGGAGCTGGTATTAGCAAAGATTTAAGCAAGTCTGCCTCCGCTTCTTTGTCTGTCGATTATGTCGATGCAGATGACATCGAAAGAGAATTTGTATTCGCTACAGCGTTAACGCTCCAATTCTAATTAACCCCCAATATAATATATGAAAAATACAATCGATACGATTAAATCATATGCAGGAGGCGTCACAAGCGTTCTTTTGTCAATAATCGGCCTTTTGGTCGTAGCTCAAGTCGTCTTTGGCGAAGGAGCTCCTATTAACGTAATCGGCAATCTTCAAGATGTCGTAACTGGATTCGTCGGACAGGGAGCTTCCTTAGCGGGAATTATCACCTTACTATTATTAGTAGCTCTACTAAGACCAAGTCCCGATAAAGGCTAGTAAATAATCTACCCCAAAAACAATCAAGCCGCTTTCGAGCGGCTTTTTTGTGCGCCATAACCCTTGTCCAATTTATTGTGTATTTTATATTCCACCATCTTCAGAAAAAGTTGTTTACAGCGGTTAGTTTTAAATTGACATATGCTCATTAAAGTGGTATCATTATAAAATCAAATATGAACATAAACGTAAAAAAACGAAACGGTAGACTACAGCCTTTTTTGGTAGAAAAAATCAACGCGAACGTAGAGCGAGCGTGCGAGGGAATCGAAGATACCTCCGTTAGCGAAGTTCTTTTGGATGCGCAATTACAGCTATTCGACAAAATAACAACGAGCGAAATAGATATGGCTCTCACGCTTTCCGCCAGAGAAAAGATAGAAAAAGAACCAAATTATAGTTTTGTCGCTGCGAGATTATTGTTGAATACTGTATACAAAGAAGTATTCAAAGAAGGGGTTGACTCAGATACATTTAAACTTCAATACAGAAAAAGCTTTATACAAAATATAAAAAAGTTAGTTAAGCTAGAAAAACTCAACCCCAAGATGCTTGAGTTTGACCTTTCAAAGCTATCTGAAGCGTTAAGAATCAGAAGAGATGAATCCTTCAAATACTTAGGCATTCAAATCTTAACTGATAGATACTTTATTAGGCACGACGATAAAATTATGGAAGCTCCACAATGCTTTTGGATGAGGGTTGCAATGGGACTATCCTTGAACGAAGAAAACAAAGAAGAAAGCGCAATAAAAATATACGATATGTTTAGCCAGTTTTTATATACCTCTTCTACCCCGACTCTATTCAATAGCGGCACCACTCATTCTCAATTAAGCTCTTGTTACCTCAATACCTTTGATGACAGTATAGATGGCATTTTTGATGGCGCATGGCAAGAAGCTCGAAAATCAAAATTTGCAGGAGGATTAGGGTTTGACGTAACACCCTTTAGATCTTCAGGCTCCCACATTAAAGGCACGAATGGCATATCTGGAGGCTTAATACCTTGGCTTAAAATTTATAACGATCTTCTTGTGGCGGTAAATCAAGGGGGAAAAAGGCCTGGAGCAGGATGCGCCTATCTCGAGCCCTGGCATTTAGACTACGAAGACTTCCTTAATTTAAGAAGGAATACTGGAGATGACCGCTTGCGGTGTCACGATATGAACACTGCCTCTTGGATTCCTGATGAGTTCATGCGCAGAGTTCAGTCTGAAGACGCTTGGTATTTCTTTGATCCGAAGGAGACTAAAGACGAAGAAGGTAAAACTCTTCACGATTGCTTCGGCAAGGAATTTGACAAGCGATACTCTGATTTATGCCGAGACGCAGAAGAAGGTTTGATTAAAAACTATCGCGTGACCCCAGCAAAAGAACTTTGGAAAAAGATGCTTAAAGTCTTATTTGAAACCTCTCACCCATGGAATACATTCAAAGACCCCTGCAATATACGCTATACAAATCAACACGAAGGAGTGGTTCATAGCAGCAATCTTTGCACAGAAATCACCCTTCACACAAAAGCTTCGAAGTACGACAAAGGTGAAAAAACAGAAATAGGCGAAACAGCGGTCTGTAATCTCGGATCAATCAATATTCTTAATCATATGAATGAAGATGATACAATTGATTACGGCAAATTAAAGAATACAATTCACACAGCAATTAGGGCCCTAGACAACGTGATAGATTTAAACTTCTACCCAACAAAAGAAGCTAGCAATTCTAATTTGAAAAATAGACCTATTGGTCTAGGAATGATGGCCTTGCACGATGTACTGCATCGAATGAATATAAATATCGACAGCGATGAAGCTGTTAAGTTTAATGATAAATTGTTCGAGTTTTATTCTTATCACTCTATTCTTGCCAGCTCTCATCTCGCCAAAGAAAAAGGGTCTTATAAAACATATAAAGGGTCTCTATGGAGTCAAGATAAGCTACCGATCGATTCTTACGCAGATCTAATGAAATATAAAGGCAAGAAAACAAACCTTGAGTCCTTATTAGATTGGAGCGAGGTTAGAGAACACATTGCCGAGCATGGCATGAGAAACTCAAATGTGATGGCCATTGCCCCTACGGCAACCATTGGATACATAAACGGAGTAGAACAAAGCGTTGAACCAAACTTCTCTGTGCTATTTGTTTACGAAAATAAGAGCGGTAATTTTTACATAACTAATCAGCATTTCATAAATGACATGAAAAAAGAAGGGATATGGAACGCTAATGTTGCAAAGCTAGTTAAGGACGCTGACGGAGATTTGTCTGTATTAAACGGAGATATCCCTGAGTGGATAAAGCTAAAATACAAAACAGCATTCGATAGAGATATGTTCAAATTGATAGAGTGTAATGCAATTAGGCAAAAATGGATAGATCAAGCTGTAAGTTTTAATTTATATAATAAAGGCACATCCTTAAAATACTTAAATGATGTTTATATGTCTTGCTGGGAAGCTGGATTAAAAACAACTTACTACCTAAGAAATAGAGCTGCATCTAAAGTTGAAAAATCAACATCAGAATCAGACAAGACAGAAGAAGGGTCAGCTTGCAGTATTGAGGCTATGAAAAATGGAGAAACGTGCGAGAGTTGTCAATAATTGATCTTTTTTAAGGTTGACTTCGTTATTAATATATGATATATTATAATTATGCAAGATAAAACAGGAAAACTATTAACTGAAGATGTGGCGGGCGTAAATAGAATATTACCCCATAAGCATAAATACGCATGGGATTTATTCTTAAAAAGCTGCGCAAACAATTGGATGCCAACAGAAATCTCAATGCAGGCTGACATTAAACAATGGAAAAACAATGAAATTACAGAAGATGAAAAATTACTTGTTAAGCGCTGCCTTGGGTTCTTTGCTGGATCTGAGTCTTTGGTTGGTAATAATCTTTTGTTATCTGCCTTTCGCTATGTTACGGACGCTGAGTGCCGTCAGTACATCCTTCGTCAAGCGTTTGAAGAAAGCCTTCACAACCTCACGGTAGTTTATATTTGCGATAGCCTTGATCTTGACATAGAAGAGGTTTTTAACGCTTATGAAACGATCCCCAGTATAAAAGCCAAGGATGATTTCTTGATGCAAATAACTAATGATATTAGTGCTCAAGATTTTGACGCAAACTCAATAAAGGGCAAGCAAGAAATATTAAGAAACTTCTTAACATACTGGATAGTGTGCGAAGGAACATTCTTTTTTAGCGGCTTCGCAATGCTTCTTGCGTTAGGCAGGCAAAACAAACTGCAAGGCGTTTCAGACCAAATCAAGTATACGCTAAGAGACGAAAGTTCTCACATAGCGTTTGGTACTTACTTGATCAATACAATCATAGAGCAAGAGCCAGGAATCTGGACAAAAGAAATGCAAAACGAATTTGTTGAGCATATGAAAAAAGCCGTAGAGCTGGAAATAGCTTATGCCCACGACGTTCTTCCGACTGGCATTCTAGGTTTGAACGCAGATATGTTTGTTGATTACATGCACTATATTGGTAATCGCAGGCTAGAAGCAATAGGCTTGGACTATAGATTTCCAAGTGACAAAAACCCATTTCCCTGGCTAGGAGAAGTGGTCGATGTTCAAGCAATGGGAAACTTCTTCGAGAGGAGAGTTAGGGAGTATCAACAAAGCGGATCTCTTGAGGACGACTTCTAATGTAAAAGTTTTAATTTGGTGTAAATAGTATTATGAATAAGTTAATAATTATTACACTTTTATCAATACTTTCATCAATATCATCTTTCTCTTCAATCAATAGAGATTTTTACTCAAAGAGTAAGATAAAATGAAAACAGATATTAAAAAATTAGACGAATTAAAAAGAAGAGAGTTTATTACAAGCGCGGCAAAGGCATGTCTCGGAGTTGGGCTCCTGCCAATGGCTGGTTCTTATATCCATAACAGCGCTGAAGCTTTTACTACTGGCCCTAGGCCCGCTACCGCCCGTTATGTTATTTACTTAAATATGAGTGGGGCGATGTCTCATCTCGATACATTTGGAACAAACCCAGATGTGCCAGAGATACAAGGGCCAACAAAATCTATTCCGACTTCTGCTGATGGGGTTATTCTTTCTGAGAATCTTCCGTTAACCGCAAAACATATGCATAATGCTGCAATCATTCGAACAATGTCAACAAGTCAAGGGGCTCACGAACAAGCGAGTTACTTGATGCATACAAGCTATTTAAAGCGAGGCACGATTGCTCACCCTACATTCGGAAGTTGGGTGTCAAAACTTTCGGGATCGATAAATAGCACCATCCCGTCAAATGTGCAAATCGGATCTAATCCAGCAGGAGCTGGATTTCTTGAGTCTAAATTTGGACCCCTCCCAATAGGTAATCCAAGCAGTGGCTTGGCAAACAGTAAGCTTGCAGACTATATTGATCAAAATCGATTTGGGGGCCGTTTATCTATGGCTCAAAAAATGAACTCCTCTTACCTTAACCAATATGATCAGAAGCAGGTTCGAGCTTACTCTGATCTTTATAAAGACGCGGTCAAACTCATGCGAAGCGAGGACTTAAAAGCTTTTGATATAACTCTTGAGCCAGAGTCAATGCATGAACTTTACGGAAAAACCAATTTCGGGCAAGGCTGCTTGCTTGCTCGCCGCTTAATAGAAAATCAAGTTCGTTATGTGGAGGTTAGTCGAGGAGGGTGGGACACCCACGATAATAACTTTGAATCCGTTGCGGACAATTGCGCAGACATTGATAAAG